AAGAGAGAAAAGGCAGGGGGGGTAGAATTCGATGCTAAAAAAACGCCTTGTGAGCGTGATCCCTTGCTGCTATTGCAGCGTTTACAACAGGCCACCATATTCTCAAGGCTAATAGGATCTCCTCCATTTTTGATAGCTACGATATGGTCTACGGTCGTAGCATCTTGGCCACAATACACGCACGTATATCCGTCACGCGCTAGCACTACTAGCCTTTGCTTCTTGTACTTATTACTAACTCTAGGGTCGTGTCTGCCTTGTACCATTAGTAATGACCGGTCTTACGATGGTGTGACCAAGCTTGGCACGGTGTCTTATGTCTATGAGCTATGTACTTAAGGCCTAGGTCTATCTGCTTAAATGGATCTAACTCTGTCATTTTAAGTAGTTGAGGTATACCAAACGCTGAGGACTTAGGGTTATCTGCTCGTGGATCCCATCGAGACTCTCTATTCCACAATAGCTCTAAGCATCTATATTGCTTAGCATTAAGTAGCTTTATATGTGCGTAGAGTTTGTAGTTTTCTTTATCTCTTTGTGTGTTAATTGCTTGAGATGCAGGCATATTGCTAAATAGCAATAGCCCGGCCAATAGCACCAAACTACGCCTGCGAGCTATCCGCGGTAGCGGCTCGCCTGCGAGTATGGAGCGTACTCTCGTAGTCAAATACCTGTCAATCTTGAGCGTATCTTTGAGCGTGTCCCACAAGCTATTAACACGTGTGCATAACTTATGTGGATAACTCATAGTTTAACCTGCATCCCTAGATAGTGCGTATAGGCCGGTGGAATAGCCTCTACCATCTCGCCCCATATCATCCAATCGATACCCATAGCCTCGTTAGCCTGATCCATAGTTTTAGCTGTATGCCCACCGCCCGGGATTTCATCACGCATCGAGCCATATATGCCTACGGGTTTACCCTGTTGCTTATGGTGGCAATCTGTACCCTTTAACTCAAGGTTAGACTCAAATAGCCTGTGCCTACGTACTTTAAGACCAAACGCCGAGCCGCATACCTGTACCGCATCTATCAATGGAGCGCCTTTGACGTTTTCGATTATGTACGGTTTACCCGATGCTACGAGTAGCGAGCGCACTTGAGCGAGTAAATCTTTTTTACTCGTGCTTTTACCCTGAGCCTTACGTAGATGCTGAGTAATGCTATAAGTCTGACACGGCGGCGAGGCGTGGATGAGGTCGTATTCCTCTAGATCCTCCGGACGTAACTCCATTACATCTCTACGTATGTACTTAAACGGGTAACGCTTACCGTGTTTAATATCAATACCTGTAACCTCAAAGCCTGCACGGTGATATCCCATTGAGGCCCCACCTGCACCGCAGAATAGATCTAATACCTTAAGCATCTTTACCCCATCCCGTACCCTTAAATACAAGGCCCGGAGCGCTATAAACCTGCCTCATCATCAAATTACAACAATACGGCGTAACGTGCTCGGCCATCTTTTCCACGGTCTCATAGCGCACGTTGCAGCTTATGCACTCATACTCATACGTCGGCATCTTTAACGTCCTCCATTAGCACTATGCCCATTACGCCGCACTTAACGCATTGGAGCGATTTAACGTACGGTGGCAGGTTATCGGTTACTACGCGCTCAATATGCTCGGTAATGCGAGCGCATAGCCGGCACTTAGTTTTATACGTCGCCATAGTTAGACCTCTTGAGGTATTGCATCTCGAATAGATTAGATCGAGGCACCCAGTAATTATTTTGGTAAGGATGCTTATATTTAGCTTGCTTGGCCATATGTACCGGCATCCATCCGAGTAAAACGTAAACCGGGCTAAAGCCTGTAACTAATATAGCTACATCTGTAGGCCTGCCCGGTCCTCGATTTTGTAATATTAAATGGCCGTTAGTGTGTTTGGTCCATTTAACCTCGATGTTATCGCCTACGTCTGCCGTATCGTGAGCGTTATCAATAGCAGGCACAAAGCCGTAATCGCCAAAATAGTTTGCTACGGCGATCTCTGCCGCTGCCGCCTCTGACTCTTGCCATACAAGCTCGTGCCAGTTTTTATAGACTTGGCCAAAATTGCTCGCATCTTGTATTTCAGCGTTACGGGTAATTGTGCGCTCTAGCCCTACTCGATGAGCGGTGATCTCCTGCGATCTATCGAGTACGACTTTAGCTACGCGCGACATTGTGCACATAACCATAGTACGACCTCACCGCTTACGTCTCGTACGCTAAAGCCGCCCATCTCTGTATGCCACGTAAAACACTCGTCGCATTGTTTAGCAGCTACTACGGTCATGTCGCCGTTATCGTGGATAGTCGTCGCTACCCCGTCTTTAATAAAGGTTAAATCGCTCATACTTGCGGCTTCCATTTACCATCGGAGCCGAGTACGTGCCAATATGGGTTACATTGATTAGCTCTAACTCGCTCGGTGCATTTGTACGCGGCCCACGGCTTACCCGTTGCCTTAGCCGTGCCCTCGGCCCATACCATCGTGCCATGAGAGCATCGTGGAGCCTCGGCTACTAACTCACCGCCTAACTCTTTAGCAATTTCTAGTACGGAGCTTGCCATCGTAGCCATATCCTCGATCGAGGCTTTTGTACTCCACGGATCAGAGTCTGCCGGTAATGTTTCGACCTTTTGCATATCCTGCACCGTAGGCCGTGCATGCTCGCTTGGTGTTAATAGACCAATTACGCGCCCGTAAGCTGAGGTAATTGTGTCCTCTATAAACCATTTTTTCATATTGTTTGGATAGGTCGATACGTTACCAAAAGCGTAATCGACGGCACTTGGCACCGTATCCTCATACTCGCGATACGCCTCAGCTTTAACGAGGATCGTGCCTTTGATAATGTCAATATCCTCGATGTATGCAATTAGTCGCCCGGATGGAAACTCTGATCTAAAGCGCTTAATACGAGCGTTTACGTCCTCGTAGTTATCTAGAAAACCCATTTAGATTAACTCGCTCTCTTTGAGAGCTCTAGCAATAGCGCGGCCACGTACAAAGCCCTCGCCATGACCGTGCTTAAAGCCGATCGAGTAACCAATTACCATAAACATAAAACCAATAAAAGCTGCAAAAGCAGCGATTAATATATCTGCACTATTCATATACTTAGCCCTTTGTTAAGGCCGATTAAGCTACCGAGTAGCCCTCTCAGCGTTTGTAGTATCAGTATGAGGGCAAAATGTCAGAATACAAAGCGTATAGACGTTTGGCGTGTCGCTATTTTGCTAAGCGATCCTCGAGAAGGATCTCGTAAATACGGTCTACCCGTTGCTCGATACGCTCAACGCGCCCGGCTAGGTTATGGCCGCCGTTGCCGTCCGGCTTTAACTCGGCTAGATAGTACTTAACCATATGACGGACGAGCCCAGCTCCTAGCCCCAAAATGGTAAAGCTCCCGAGTGCTATACCAACTACGAGCTGAGCTCTTTCCATTACTTAGACCCTACGCCTAGTTGCTTCTCGCTAGGTTGTAGCGCCTTGAGTAGTGGCCCGATTAGCCCTGCGATAAACGCGTTAGCCAATACTTTGTAATCTGTAATACCTGACATATATAGCGCGGCTACGCTTGCCAAGGATGCACGGCCGTAGGACTTAGCTGCGGCTATTGCTTGCTCTTTCATTACTTGCTCCTAAACGCCCTTTAGGGTTTGTATTACTCTAAACCTAAACTAGCGATTAATGCTTTAGCCTTGCTCGCTGATACCTCTACCTCAAAATGCATATCATCCGGACGGCTCTTAAAGTCCCCGCCCCACTTTAGGCCGTATTTTTTAGCTAGAGCTCTTAGCATTGGGATCTTTTCAGCCGGGAAAGTGCCGGCTTTGCCTAGTGGATGCTTTGTAGCATTAAGGTCGATAGCCGTGCCGGATGAGTGACACGATAAGCGATCGGTAGATCCGCGCACCATCCTAAAAGCGTAGCCCCAATCGTCAAACGTACCCTCATCGATCGGCTCGATTAACTCGTGAAAATCCGCAGCAAAGGCGGCCAAGAGAGGCCCAACACTCTCGGCACACCTTAGCTTACGGTCCGTACCCCTCACGGAGTAGGACTTTATTTTTATCTCGGCCGGATCTTTAGAGGCCGGGTATCCGTTATAGCTAGTTAGGCTCATTTGGGATAACCGCATCATCGGCTAGGCCGCCTTGAGCAGGTAAATCTCTTAAAGCTTGGCGATAAGTTGCCCAAGCAGATTTATCTACGGGTGCGTCTGCTACTTGTGTCCAATCGGATGCAACGAGTTTAGCATTACGCCATAACTTAATCTGCTCCCATTTTTGCTCATTGGTCGCATCGGGAAAATCAGGATGAAATGTAAATGCCATTTTATGCCTCCTCGTAAGTAATAAAGAATTGTAAAACGTCATTAGTACCCCAAGTAAATAATGAAGTTAAATTGTCATCCCACGTCGCATAAGTTGTATTTGTTTTAATTGGTCTGCATAGGACGGTCCCAGTAGAAGCATCGGCTACGCCTGATGCTAAGAAATTACCCACGCCGGCATCTGTTGCATTTATGCTACAAGTTGAGATGCTGCTATTTGTCGAAGGTAATCCTACATAAATAGCACCGCTAAACGATGAGGTAGATCCTAAAACAAGTTTATAAGATACAAAAACTGTTTTATCGACTTTTACATAACGTGCCGTTTGAGTGCCGTTACCTAATGTAATACCCGTATTTGATGGTGTGTAAGTTGTCCACGTATAAGTAGGCGTACCGCCTCCGGCTGCCCACTTTAAGCCGGTTGCCGTCGTTGAGTCCGCCGTTAATACCTGACCATTTGTACCTACGGCCAAACGTGCCGGAGTGTTATCGGCCGTTGCCGTAATAATATCGGCTTTTGCATCTACTAAAGATTTTGGAATAGCACCATTAGCTAGATCGTAAGTAGTTTTTACCGCATTAGCCGTAGCAGCTAGAGTCGTAGATGTACTTGAGGTAGAGTCTGAAAGTTGCACCGCACCAAGTTGTGCCGTGCTTGCGCTTTGTATACCTACCGTAACGGTCCCAGTTGTGCCGCCTCCTGTTAAGGGGCTAGTTACTGTCACTCCCTCGATGTCACCGGATGAGGCAGACCAAACAAAATCCATATCCGTATTTGATGCTTTAGCTAATACCTGTCCCGTAGTACCGCCCTTAAGATCTACCATCGAGGCATCGATGGAGTCACCTAAAGCCTCAATAGCCGTAGCTCCATCTTTAACGAGGTCGGTCGATGTAGGCACCGGCCAATTAAAATTAGGGGTAACTGTTGCCATTATGTTAATCCTCCAAACGCGTTTTCCCACTCAAGTGTAGCGTTTACACCTGTCCAAACTAGGTTAGCCGGGCTTACTGTGTCCCATTGTGGCGCGACTAATGAGAAATCTGTAGGGCTCAGAGTAAGCGTTATGTCCACGAATTGAGGCGTGGCCCTAATCGCAAAGCCCTCTAAAAAGCCGTTAAAAGATCCGTTAAACATATTGATCGGTAAATTATTAATGATAAGAGGCTGCCCAAAAAATACATCGATCAGCTTATTACGCTCAGCATCCGGTAAATTAGGATTATCGAGTCTAAAGGTAATGGCCTGTAGCTGCTCTCGAGGGATAGCGCGCAGGCCTAACTCGCGATCCATTACATTATTTACGTCTGACAGGTTATGTAAGTTTGAGTTTACGCTGCGCTGATAGCGGCCATAATTGGCAATAGAGGTTGCATCGAGGGCCGTAGCCTGAGAGGCGTAATTATTACCGTAGTTAAATACAAGAGAGTTACGGATTTTGCCGATTTGTAAAATTGACTTAACCGTAGTCGGAATAGCGTAATTAGCTGAAAGAGTCGTGTAGCCGTTAGTCGAAAGGTAAGCGGTGCGATGGTCTGCATCGGCATAGCAAACCCGCCCCGCCTTGTCCTCGTAGATGTTTCCGAGTGCGCTTTGTGCAATTTGAGCGCATAGGTTATAGCTGCTAAAAGGGTCCGCTGCTCGGCTAATCATTTCGTATAGACCAGGTTGATCGATCTCACCAAGTCCCACGTTTTCAGCGTTAGCCCACGTAGTTGTAGGGTCGTATGTATTCCATTGTAAAGCCGGTGCGACCTCAAACCATGAGTTAATTAAAAGCTCGTTAAGGATGTCGTAAATCTGATTGCCATCCTCAGTTTTAGGCAAAGCATCCGGGAAAAGAGCTTTAGTCAATTTAGCGAGAGATCCTACGGCCAATATATTACCGATTGTTATAAAGCCTGCTTCCTCGGGAGAGCGCACGGAAATACCAAAATCTGATACTGATCCGCCAAACACCGGGACGTAAGTACCGGAGCTATTTTTAAGCTCTAGAGTTAATACATCGGTTACATCAATATCAAAAGCCGTATTATTTACGTTTACGATCTCCATACGGGCATAGCCGGCGTTGCATTGTAAATCAATATCATCGCGCCCGGTGGCCATACTTACGCTTAATACATTTGTATAAACTGTAGTACCGACGGTAATACGCCACTCAGGCAACCAAGTACTCATAGTATGTAAAGTCCTGTATCCCGGTTAGTTGAGGTACCTCTGTATCCGGATTGGTTAAGTACATCCTCAAGAGATCGAGCTATAGCCTCAGGATCTCCAATACCTGCCGTAATTTGGATGTAATAGTTATATGCCGATTGAGCTGCATAACGGGCACCTACGGCGGCTTGCTCAGGAGTTAATCCGGCTTTTATACCTTGTACAAGTGAGGCGGTACCAATATCGCTCGCTAACTTTTGTATCGCCGCTTGGCGCTCGGTTGCAGCTAGACCGGCAATAGCAAGGGCAGAGGAGGAATATCCGCGTAGTTTTCTATCGAGGGTATCGTTTTCGGCTAAAGATACGGCGTTAAGATTTTGTAGTTTTAGAGCCGTTAAATATTTCTCTGCTTCGATTTGTATGTCATAGGCTTTTTTCCAAGCTGCGGCGACCTTATCGATCGAGTTTAAGTCTGCCGTTTCATTTAATTTTGTCAAAGTTAATTGTGCATTTGAGGTATTACTCAAAGCGGCTAAACGAGCTATCTCGGTTAATTGGATTTGTGTACGCTCGTCGTAACTCTCTTTACGTGCTAAATCGCCTGCAGCGGTAATTGCTGCATTATATTTACCAAAAGCAATTTGTCGAGCTGACTCTTTCTCGCTTTCGGCCATCTTGCTATCGTTAATAACTTTTAATTCTGCTAAGAGCTGAGTATTTAACGCTCTTAAAGTAGTGTCGCTAATCTGAATAACGCCTTTGAGTTTGTCTAGATCTGCGGACTTCTGAAAAGCGGCTAACTCGCTAATCTTGCGTAGAGCTTCATCGCCGTTTTCATCCTCGATGGCCATAAGGGCCTCAAGGCGTATACGTGTTTCTTTGTCGTAAGTAGCGCGTAAAGCCGCAGCAATAGAGATGCGGTTAGTATCAAATACGGCAGCGGCCTTTGATAACGAAAGTTTATTTTTTTCTGCAATTTGCGATTTACGTTGCAGAGCTAATAACTCTTTAGCTCGTTTAGCTGCATCTGCCTCGGCCTTGGCCCGAGCTTTAGCATCTGCCCTTTGTGTATCTTGGTTGCCGGCAGATAGAGAGCGATTACCAAACCCACCCGGGATCTTGCCCGCGTTAAGGCCGTAGTACTGTTGCAGGATCTCGCCCGCCTTAAGTCCTACCGTGGCATCGATGAGCCCCGCGATCGCCGTACTTAAGGTATCGATCTTAGAAATAGTGTCGTCGATAGTCTTTCCACCGGATAAAGCGGTGAGCGCATTAATTAAAGATTTACCGATTTTCTCGCTTGCATTTTCTGAGGCGATAGCGAGCTTATTCATAGAGCCTACGTAACTATCGGCAGCTACTTTAGCTTGACCTGCGAATAGTACTTGTAGGCGCTTTTGTACTTCCTCAAAATCTGTAGAGGCTAGCTCGGCTTGAGTGAGGCCAAGGTTAAGAGATCTCAAGCCCTTAAAGTTGCCTACATATGCTTGGCTTAATATTTCGCTAGTTTTAGCTAAGTCGGTACCCGTACCCGCGGCTACATCCATAGCAAGGTTTAGTATTTCTTGGCTTTTAGCTACTGAGCCCGTTACCTGTAAAAGTTTAATCATCGCAGGCTGCAACTGATCTCGATTTACACCGGTAGCAGCTTCGAGCTTGTCTATGTATTGATTTATTTCAGGCGTAGCAAAAGCTAAACCTAAATTACGTACGGAGGTAGTAAGCTGCGCTACTTCGAGCTCTGAGGCTGCAAAAGCTTTAACGGCATTTTTACCGTACTGAGCTAGAGCTGCTGCGCTAAAGGCTAAGCCAAAAGATTTAGCAAGGTTTTTTACGCCTTTCTCAAAGCCTTGTATCTGCTTTTGGCCTTTAGATAAAGCTTTACCATCAAAGGTAGTAACGGCATTAACTAATAAATCGGGTAACTTTGGCATTATGCCGCCTTGTCGTAACGGCCTTGGTTAAAGGCTGCGATCGTATTCTGTATGGCTTGTACTACCGCAGCTTGAGCCTTGCCCTGATTTTCTGCCCAAGCTCTAAAAATCAAACGGCCACGGCTATTACCATCTCCATATAGAGGGCCCATACGACTAACAAAATGAGCGCCGGCACCCGGGTTATTAGATCTGCTCTTAGGATCTCCACCCGGGTTTTTACGTCCGGCGGTTTCGTAAATGGATCCACTTGCCGAGGCGTTAGCTACGATGTATTGAGAGCTCCATCCATTACGGTTACGCTTACTTGGCGCTGCGGTGTAATAAATGCCTTTACGCACTACCTCAGCTTGATAAAGTGGAAAACGGCGTAACCGTCCCTCATTATTAAAAGTCCTAAACGCAGAGTTACGGGCCGTAATTTTGCGAGTGTATTTACCCTCGTCCCAGTTATAAAGGCCACCCGGCGCAGCGGTAGGCGCGTACTCTCGAGCCTTATCGCGTATCGGGATCATAATGCCTTTGATCTCTTTATTCATTTCTTTTAATAGCTCAGGATCGACTTTACGCATAGCTCTTAGAGTCTCTTTAACGCCGTCTAATGTTACGGACATTTTTAGCCTCCTCAGCCTGCTCGTTTAATACCTGTACTAACATCTTAAACATCTCTACATCGAGATCTATAACCGCTTGAGGCGGGATCCCTAACCGTATTGATAGTTGCGCTACCAAGTGAGTTAGAGAGTCCCGCCCTAGCTTAAAGGCTCGTCGTCTAATACCTCGACTCGAGCTAATGTATCTAAAAACTCAGGGCCAAAACTTTTTACGGTTTCGCCGCTAGTCCTAATACACTCCCAAGCTAACCAAAATAAATCGGTCTGCTTTTCGTCATCTCTAAAGGCTTTATGAAAACCTTTCTTTGCGTAGAGCTCAAAGGCGTACTCGATCCGAGGAGTTATCTGATGCTCGGTAACTTCTCCGGTAGCCCTTGTTATTTTGAGTCGTGCCATTTTTTGCCCCTTTGTTTATGTCTTAGACGGTTGTGTCTACGACGATTGGTGAGTTACAAGTAAATGTGATGCTTTGGGTTGAGATGTCCCCGACGGCGCCATTAATGTCGGTAGTGTTGTTTACCAAAATCGTAGTCTGATATTCCGGATTGGTAGTGGAGATAGCTGCGCTAGTTTGCTTTAGCGTGATAGGCACGGTTGTACCCCAAGCTGCTTGCAAAGTCTGTAGGACTTCACCGGCGGCGGTGTCATTTAGAAAATCTAGAGTGATCGTCGATGTCTCTAGTCCCTTAGTAAACTTACGGGATGAGTCTCCCATGGCGGTTACTTCGAGCTCCTCGAATACACGGTTAATAGTCGCGCTCGTTACGTGATCTGAGAGATCGACCGAGTTAAGGGTTACGACCACTCCATTACTTAAGAATATGGCCATGTGCCTATTCCTCGCTTTCGGTTGTAGTTGTTGTTGTTTTTACTTTTGCTACTTTGACCGGTGCAGGCTCGTCTACGATCTGCCCGATCTTTTGCAAAAACTTTAGATCATCCTCTGTATATGGCATTAGTTACTCCCAGCTCGTAAGTATTGAGATAGTGATGTCAGTAGTTAATAAGTCGCCGCTTTGTACGGTTAATACGCTAGGAGCGCTTACCGGTCCGATATTCATAACGATCGACGATGCTGCTAACTTTTCATAAACGGCGCACACCATAGCCTCGATACCTTGTAGGTTGCCTTGATTATCGTACATAGGCACGTTACATATGATGCGAAAGGATGCCATAGGCGAGATATTGGCATACTCGTTATTACTTGGTGTGATGTACGGATCTGCCGGGCTAACGATCACACTATTAGCGGTGATAGTAGGAGGCGGATAGGCGTACGTATTCCAAACGTTTGCATTAGCTAAAGCCGCAGCTAGTGAGGCTCTTAAAGTCGTAATAGGCGCGGTCATTATCCGACCATCGCGTTAGGGTTTGTATATCCGGCGATTAGTCCGCGGATCTTGCCGATCATTGAGTTACCCATCCGGTAAGGGCTAGGGCTAAAACCATCGATAGATACGCCGCCGGTCTGTGAGACTTGGCGAGCTTGCCAGATATCGACGGCCAAGATCATCGCGGCTTCTCTTACGGCCGGAGTAGTTGCGTATGAGTTTGTCTTTGTATCTGCGCCTACGGCTGAGCCATAAGGCAATACACGAGAAAAATTAACATCGGCTGCGACCTTAGTAAATTGGATAAAGCTATAACCTGCCGGCCAATTCCATGCGTAGTTATTCCAAACGATCGAGGGGATGAGGTTAGTAGTCCCGGCGCTCCACGGCATAGTGCCCGTAATTGTGTAGGTACCGTTAAAGGTTGAGCCGCACCCACTCAAGGTTACGCTTTGACCTGTAGTAAATATTGCAGGATTAGAGATCATTACGGTAGCTACGTTATTTTGTAGTGTCGTACCTACTACCGGAGCTGACGCAAACCATAAAAATTGGTTTAGTAAATCTTGAGCCGTTTGGCATACCGTCTCAACGGTGTCTGAGGAGTATAGGTTTTCGATGCCAAGGTTAGCGCGCAGCTCGGCCTCGGTAACGTAGGTTGCAGGCATCTTAATCTCCTCACTTAAAAAGGCCGGTAGGGCTCAAAGGGCTAAGAGCCCTACCGACTACTAGGGTTTATCTCAGGTTAGGTTGTAACGTACAAGGCCCTTAGGCATCTTTACGATTGTTGCCATAAATCCGTAGATCGCGATTTGGATCTGTAGATTTGAGACGACGTTTACGCTCATGTACGCCTGTGGGCTGCGGTATACCGTCATCGCCTCCGGTGCAACGATAAACGCTGAGTCATCAATAGTAGTAGCTACCATTTGATGATCTACATATAGATCTAGGCCGAGGACGTTACCGCGGATAGATGTAGGTGTAGATAGACCGCCGCTATTCATAGGAGCAGTAGCGTTATAAATTGGTCGCCCTGTACTATCGGTCGCGCCCATCAATAAACTCCATTGGCTCGGACCAGCTACGTAATTCTTAGCAAAGTAGCTTGTATTCTTGTAGATATTCGCTGACTCTGTAGATACGTAAGAAATGATACCTGCGCTAGTTGCAGCTACCGCGGTGCCCTGTACGCCGCCGGCTACTACGTCTGCAATTACCGCAGCATCTGTAGCTAGTGAGTAAGCGCGTTGTAGCTGATTAGTTAGCTCAGCGTAGAAATTAGGATCTGAGCGCTCTAGCAATTCTACGGAGAGCGTATTCATACCTGCGTATTTCTTTACTGTACCTGTTAGATACTCTGTAACCATGCCTGTATTTTGTACCGCACCGGCTTCAGCTTCTACTGTTACAACAGGTGCAACACCATTACCGCCACCTGCTGAGGTAACGAGTGATGGGATCGAGATAGTCATACCTGAGTTAGGCAAGGTGCCCTGTGATAGCGCATTAATCATCGGTGTATCAAAATTCGTATTTGATACGAATTCTGAGAGGTATTGGGTGGGATTAAACGCCGGATTTGTAGAAAAACTATCATCAGCTGCGGTTACGTATAGCTTTGACTCATCATTACCTAGAGCAGCTTTAATTTTGTGCTCTGTGTATGAGGCCATTGATGTAATTGGTGTACGGACTCGCTGAGAGTCTAGTACGGATGGACGGATGATCTTTCGAGCGGCTTCGACCTTTTCAGCCTCTGCCGGTGCATCTACCGGAGTTTCCTCCGGTGTATTTTCAGGGGCTGTAGTCACGGCCGCCTCGCTTTCTGTTTCTGTTTCAGTTTCGACCTCTACGATCGTCGTAGAGATAGTTGTAGTTTTTTCTTTTGTACTTGTAGCTGCCTCAAGCGCTGCTCGAGCCGCTGCAATATCAGTTACGGAGGCGCTAGAAAAGGCCGCGCTCTCTACGAGGCTAACCTCTTTGAGGACCGCCGCCGTTACTAACAGGTAGTCCCCCATAGGCTTAGAGGCCGTTACATCGACCCCTACGGATAAGCCGGATACTAGGTTTTCCTGAGCGAGTACGAGCGCATCTTGTCCTCGAGTGCTACTCGAAAGCTTAAACGATCCGTATACGCCCTCTGTTGAGTCGCTAAAACTAATAGCGCGACCTACGGGCTTATCCTGTTGATGCTGCATAAGTAATTTAATATTTGAGGCTTCAGCGATAGCGATGCTGCCACGCTCAAACATGACAGGGCCTGCACTTGTAAAACCGATTTCGCCGTATGGTGCAACGAGTCCGGATACGATCCGGCGCTCTGTATCTGCGGCCTGTATTTCTTGGCTAAACGTTAGTAGCACTTGTATCTCCTAGCGGTGTTAGTTGCTCCATTTGTCGTGCTTGCTCTACATCAATTAGATCTAGATTTAACATTTTCTCGATGATGTCTAAACGATCCTTAGCATCTACACGTAGGAAAGTATCATCGACGGCAAAACGGACCTGATTAGATGAGTTAGTGATGTCGTTCATTGATAAACGATCCTCGATAGCTGAAATGTAAGGCTGCAACGAGTACGCGACGAATTCCTTACGACCGTCTAAAATATTTTGGTACGTCATCGAGTTATTCATATCGCTCGAAATCATGTACGCCGGTACGTTCATCGCGCGCGCAATTTCGGTGCTGAGATATTGTGAGCTCTCGTTATATGTCATGTCCTTAGGTGAAAATGACGTAGGTACATATTCGAGAGTGCTCGTTAAATATGCGGTGCTGCGATTTTGTCTAGCACTCTTAAAAGCCGCTAGTAAACCTTGTATCTGAGTCTCCGGTAAATCTGCACCGTTATTTTTTAGGATACCTGTAGGCATTGGTGTAGCTGCACTTACCGCACTTGCTTTTTGGATGTCATAAGCTGCGCGGATAGTAGTGCTTGCCGTTTGCAATACACCAGGTAGCAACGATTGGAAAGTAACGAGAGATCCAATACCTGCCATCGGTACTAAATTGCCATCTACGAAATAATCTTTAACCTCTGTACCGTATTGATTGGTAGTAAAGGTAACGCGATTATTAGCGACCCACTCAAAGCCGGACGGTCTGCCATCATCGGCGTACAAAGATGTAACGCGCCAATACGCGACCGAATAAAATATCAAACTATCGACGGTAGCCGAAATAGTAAGGCTGCGAGGTTGTCTAATATCGGGTTGCTCTAACCAAACCGGAGATCCTAATTTTTCGCCTGTTGATTTTTTGTAAAGTGATAAATCGATCGATGCAATTACGCCGGCAATTAAATTGCGGCAACGTGCAACGCTTGCTACTTGTAAAGCAAAATTACGATCAATACCAATACCGTTATATCCGTAAGCGCTATTAGTATTAAATGATCCATAGCCGTAAGTAGTGTCCATTACGGCGGGTGCATACTGAGCCTCTACCCGAGGTTTATCAGAGCTCTTAAGCCCTAGCGTTTGGAGTAATCCCATAGGTAGGATTTTCTCAAAATGTCAAGGATAAAACCGATTAATCGCGGCGTGTCTTAAATGTAAACCTTAGCCTCGGCCATTGGCTGATTAAGGATATGTACGATCATAGATAAGCCGATAGCGATATCTACGGGCCCTGCCGATTTACGACGGACGATACGCCAGCTATCCGGGGACTCTTTTGCCGCGCAATTCGCCATATGGTTTACGAGCTCATCTTGGCCCGAGTGCACGAGTCGATTATTTGAGAGAGCTTGATGCAGGTCGCCGGAGGCTTGGTATCCCTTTTGCCCTGAAATATCGGTTATATGGATGCCATTGATCTCGAGGCGTTTGGCGATCGAGGCGGTCGTGTACTTGTCATAGCAAACGGTCCGAGGGTAAAAGTCTTTACACCATTTAGCAATATGGTCCGCCATATAAAGCTCATCGATAGCTACGTCACTATGAAAAGTCTCGAGGACCGCGACCCCTATACGGCCATCGGGTAATACTTGGCCCATCGTGAGCGAGCCATCTCTACGCGACGGTGATACGTCAAAGGCAAAGATAGTAAGAGGACCCGGTGACATTTTTAGATCCTTGTCGCCTGCATTTTCGACGGACATATGCGGCCAAGGTGATTGGGTCGATGAGATCCATTGACAAAGTAGTTCAGTTTTAGTCGTCTCGATAGGTTGAGTAGCTACCGCCTCCTCTAAAGCCTCCTCGGTAACGGTGTAGCCGAGAGCCGGGTTAGCCATGGCCCACGCATCGCGATCGGTTATAGCTGCAAACTGAGGCGCTGAGTATTCGTAAAAGCCAAACGTCTTAGGCGGAAAACTAAGAGCTCTTTCGCGTAGATCATTAAGCACGGTACTAAAGGCATCGCCGGCATTAGAGGTAAGCAAGGTTTGAGCATTGGCCCGGGCTCGAGTCGTAGGCGTTGCAGCTCTAAAACCCTCCTCGGATATCTCTCGTACCTCATCGATATAAAGCAGGTCTGCCGTACGACCACGGGAGCCGTCTCGAGTAGCTGCGACTACATCAAGGCGAGCGCCGTTTTTCATCTCGATAGACTCGGTACCGTTAGCAAAGCGGATCTGTTTAACCGCGCTACGTAGGCCGTCGTTATTCTCAATAGCGTAGGCCACTTGCCTAAAGGTGTCTAAAGCCATCGATCTATTAGAGCTCATAATGATTACGTTTTTAGAGTCGAATAGGTAGAGGTGCGCGAGCATCATCATACGCGCGAGATGAGTCTTACCCTGTTGCCGGGCACAAAGTACAAGATTAGTTTTTCTTATAAACATCCCCTCCTCGTCTACGGAGGTCATGTCCCTAATTACAAAATCTTGCCACGGTAAAAGGGGTAGGCCGATCGAGTCTGCTAGCTGCGCTACCTCATCGCCGCGATTTTTGCCGTTGATATAGGGGCTATGTAATCGAGGCTCAGTAGCCCCCTGACGGGGCGTTTTCATTTCGGTCATAGTCCTATCAATTCTGCTCGGGTTGGCCCGTACACGGACCGGCTAGGACCGTACCGGTAGTCCTCGGGGAGATATTGCTCGGAAAGGCAGGGGGGTCCTCTCTCCTCT